GTTATCTAGACCACTATGGCGCTAGTGTTGCGTTACGGCGCAACGTGGCCTAGATTCTTCCTTGTCGGAACGCCCGACCACCCGCCAAGCGGGTAACCCGAAAGGGGTGATCCACATGGGTCACATCGTCACCACTCCGCTGCGGAAGTTCGCGACGCTCGCGGAGTTCGCGACGTACGCGCAGGCGCACCACGACGCCGACCTGCCCGGCCTCCCGTTCGGTGAGGCTCCGTTTGGCCCCATCGTCGGCCTCCGCGACGGGTCGATCCGCGAGGCCGAGTACATCGTGCGCGGCGACGGCCTCACCAGGGTGGTGGCCGCGTGACCGCCCGGGTGGTCGAGGTCGCCGGGCGGTACCGCTACCGCCCGGCGTGCCCGTGCGGAGCGCCGTTCTGGGGATACGTTTCCCACGCGGCGGCGGCGCAGGTTGCCGACGCGCATCGGTGCGCGGTGGGAGGATCGGACGCATGAACCGATACCTGAACCGGGTCGCCCGCCGAACCGTCATTGTCCACACCACCACCGGGCAGTCCCTCCGGGGCGTCCTCGTCGGCGTGTACCGGGACAGCATCGTCCTCGGGCACGCCGCGTTCCTCTCCGGTGACAGTGCCACCACGATTGACGGAGAGGTCATCGTCCTCCGCGAACGCGTCGGATGGGTGCAGGTGATCGCTGGCGACTAGACCCGCAGGAGGCGGCACGGTGACGACCATTCAGTCCGGTGGAGGTATCCGCGCCGTCGGGCAGAAGGCGTACCCGCTGCCCGTGTCGTCGCCGTCCCCGGGGATCATGCGCGGGGTCACGGACTCCACGATCGCGCTGCTGCGGGGTGACGCCGCCCGGATCACGTACCGGCGCGTCATGGAGACGCAGCCGCTCGTTCACACGGTGGTGGTGAAGCGGGCGAAGGCGATTGCGCGTAACCCGTTGAAGGCGTACGTGATCGACGGGGACGGTGCCCGCCGTGAGGACCGGGGCGCGGACCTGTCGCGGCTCATGCGCCGACCGTTCACCCGTGGGACCCCGTTCAAGTTGAAGGCGCACATCGGCGTCGAGGCCGGGGTGTATGGCGAGGCGCTGCTGGTGAAGGAGCGCCCGGGTCCGGGTCGCCCGCCGGTCGGGCTGTGGCCGGTCCCGATGCACCTCGTGGACGTGATCGAGGACGAGTCCGGGCCGATCGCGTACCGGGTCCGCGTCGGTGGCGTCCAGGTCGTGCTGCCGCCGGAGGAGGTCGTCCACTTTGAACTGCCGGGCGGGTCGCCGTTGCGCCCGCTCGCCCGCACCCTGGCACTGGAGGACGCGGCGGCGGAGTGGCAGGGGCAGTCGTTCCAGAACGGGATGACGAAGCGCGGCGCGTTCGTGACGGAGCAGCGGATCACCGACGCCGCGTTCCCACGACTCCGCGCCGAACTGGAGCAGCTTTACACCGGTGTGGAGAACGCCGGGAAGATTGCGCTGCTGGAGCAGGGGTTGAAGTTTCAGGAGATTGGCACGTCGGCGGTGGATGCCGACCTCCTCGGGCAGCGGAAACTGTCCCGGGAGGAGGTGTGCGCCGCGTACGACCTGAACCCGGCGCTGCTCGGGTTCACCCAGGCCAACTACGGCGCGACCGTGGAACACCGGCGCGCGCTGTTCGACTCGATCGCAACGGACCTCGTGATGATCGAGGAGACGTTGCAGGTGCAACTGGTGGACCCGGAGCCGTCGTGGGACGGGCTGTTCGTGGAGTTCGACACCAACGAGATGCTGCGCCCGGACCCGGAGCAGCGGGCACGGACGCACCTGATGAATCAGCAGTCGGGTGTGAACTCGATCAACGAGCGTCGTCGGGTGGAGAACCTGCCGCCGATCCCGTCGCCGTGGGCTGACGCCGTCCTGATCCCGGTGAACATGCTGCCGGTCGGGGAGGGTGTGCCGGACCCGGTGACCGCTGCGACTGGTGACCCTGGCGGCACCCCGGCGCAGGGCATCCCGGACAAGGTCGTGTCCGACGTGGTCACGGCGGCGCTCCTCGGCAAGACGGGTGACGGTGACACCGTGGGGACGATGGAGCCATGAGCGGGCAGCGGAAGATGATCCCGGACGGGGCACACGAGACGAAGGCGTTTCGGGCGGAGTTCAAGGCCGGGCCGGAGGCCGGGTTGAAGGCGGGCCAGTTCCAGGCGCTCGTCTCCGTGTTCGGGAACGTGGACCACGGCGGCGACCGGGTCATGCCCGGCGCGTTCGACAAGTCCCTCGCGGACCTCGCCACGTCCGGCGACCCGCTCCCGATCATCTGGTCCCATCAGTGGGACAACCCGGACGCACACATCGGGTACGCGATGCCGGACGACGTGACCGCCACCGAATCCGGGCTCCTCGTGACCGCGTCGCTCGACGTGGACCGTCCGTTCGCCGGGCAGGTCCACCACCTCCTGACCGCCCGCCGCGTCAAAGAGTTCTCCTTCGGGTACATCGCCACCGGCTACGAATGGGTAAAGGACCCGGACGAACCGTACGAGGTCCGCAACCTCACCGAGGTGAGCATCTTCGAAGCGGGCCCGACGCTCCTCGGGATGAACCCGGGCACGCAGTTGATCGCGGCCGCGTCGCGGCTCACCCCTCCGCCCGCCGACGCGGACCCGGAGGCCAAGGACACCGACCCGACCGGGGCGGATGCCGGGGACGGCCCGGCGAGTGACAGCAGCAGCACGATTGACCCGGAGCGGTTCCTGTCGCTCGCGTGGACACGACACAAGGAGTAACGAATGTCCGACCTGATCAAGCAGGCCCGCGACCTCGGCGCGATGATCGAGGGCAAGAAGGCCGACGCGTCCGCGAAGTGGCAGGCGCTCGACACGTTGAAGAAGTCCGCGATCGCGGAGGGCGTGAACTTCGCCACCGACGCCGATGCGTTCGACAAGATCGACGCCGCTGGCAAGGAGTACGACACGATCCGGGACGAGGTCGCGTCCCTGGAGGCCAAGCGCACCCGACTGCTGGAGCTGGTCGCGCAGGAGAAGGGCGGCGACCTCGCGTCCGAGGTCACCCTGAACCCGACCCGCGACCGCATGACCTTCGGCAAGGCGTTCGTGGAGTCGGAGGTGTACAAGGAGGCCCGGCAGAAGGCTGCCGTCGGTGGTGCCTCCACCGCGCTCGGTTCGACCGCCGCCGTCGCCGTGACCGACCGTGAGCAGGTCAAGACGCTCCTGTCGGTGACCGTCGCCGGGTCGAACGGCCTCTCCGGTGTCCCGGAGGAGGACCGGACGAACATCATCGTCGGCAAGCCGCTGGACAACCTGTCGCTGCTGGACCTGATCACCCTCGGCTCCACCGACTCCGATCTGGTCGAGTGGGTCGAGGAGACGACCTACACGAACGCCGCCGCCGAGACTGCGGAGGGCACCGCCGCCGCCGAGTCGGCGCTGGCGTTCACCGTCCGCAACTCCGCCGTGAAGGAGGTCACCCACTTCCTGCCGGTCACCCGTCGCGGTTTCGCGGACGTGGCGTTCCTCCAGTCGTGGGTGGACTCCCGCATGCAGGACGGTATCCGCCGCCGCGTGCAGCAGCAGATTCTCACCGGTGACGCCACCGGCGAGAACTTCCGGGGTATCTACCAGACCTCCGGTATCGGTTCGATCGACCGCTCGACCCTGGCGCTGAACATGATCGACTCGCTGCACCGGTGTATCACCACCATCCGCACCCAGGCGTTCGTGGAGCCCGACTTCATCGGCCTCCACCCCGCCGACTGGGAGACGATCCGCACCACCCGGGACGACTCCGGTGCCGCTGCCGGGACCGGCGGCTACCTGTACGGTCCGCCGTCGCAGGCCGGTGCCATGACCGTCTGGGGTGTCCCCGTGGTCGCTCACACCTCGTTCACCCAGGGCTCGCCGCTGGTGGGCCGGGGCGCGGACGCCGCCCTCTGGGTCCGCGAAGGACTCGCGGTGTCGGCGTCGGACTCCCACTCCGACTACTTCATCAAGCGGCAGGTCGCGATCCTCGGCGTCATGCGCGCCGCGTTCGGGGTCCTGCGCCCGATCCCATTCCCA